GATCACGTCCCAATGGCAGACCCAAGGCGGTACCTTCACCGCTTCAACTATGTGTTGTACAAGGAGAGCAACGAGCGGGTTAGGATGGAACTACTCAAGGCTAAGAGTCTTAGTCTCGCCTTCGAGTATGCTGGCTGTCCAATACTCCGTTCGCTGGCCATAGCTGGCCTTAAGCTTTCCGGTACCCACAGACCTCGATTCGCACATTCCGACAGATATTGGGCATCCACAGTGTGGGGTGATCTAGCCACATGCTCTATGTCCGAGGAGTTGCGAGCTCGACTCGAGGCGCCTATACCGGAGGAGCGGCGCCTTAAGTTCTGGCAGTTCTTTGGGGTTAATGCGGAGACCCAGAGAATTATCGAGGAGTCGATTGGCGGCGTAAGTGGGCGGGGTACATTCTACATCCCTGAGGTGATCTCCGTCCTGGGAGCGTTGGAAACACGGCATTTCCTCCGCTTCAGGCTGCCCGATGGTGACGAGAACACCACGAAGGTTCTTAATTGACCTTCGTTCTCTCTCTTCTCTGCATACCATGGCTGGTTCAAAGCTCGCTCCGCGGCGTAAAGCGGCAGCCGCCCCGATGTCCGGGGGCGGTGGTTCGAATCGGGCCGGGCGCGGCGGAGCCGCCGCTGCGTCCGTGGGGGGCAGGCCAACGGTGAAAGCTGTGGCCGCCCATCTTGGCTCTGGCTCCGTGGTCCGTTCCTCGGGGTCAGAGAAGTCGGTGAGAGAGGTGGGCACAGAGTGGCTCACTGACGTGTCCATCACCTCTTCAACGGTTTCTGACAGCGTAGTGTTTAACTGGTGGGTCAGTCCCACGAACGTTTCTGCCCGCATTGCAGCAATAGCACGGCAGTGGGAACGCTGGATGCCTCATAAGTTGGCGTTTAGGTTTGTGTCGATGGTCCCTGCCACCCAGGCAGGTTCTCTAACCATGTGGCACGACCCAGATGTGGACGATGAGACGCCCAGTGCCCCGGTGGTTGCCACCGCGTTCGCCTCTGACTCTTTCGTCTCTGGTAATGTCTGGGAGTCTTTCAACCTCCCGGTCAAACGCCTCGACGATAAGACCCTCCTGTACACCCGCGATCGTGGAGCCGGAGAAGCCGATGACCGTCTTGAATACGCTGGTCAATTGTATGCCGCATACACTGGTCCCACAGTGGCCGCTACAACTATCCTTGGCCGCATTTTATTCGAGTACGACATCGAATTCTCGAAGAGGTGTTGGGAAGACAGCCCTTCCATTTCAAGTGGGCCGTCTTTTGATCCCATTACAACTACCGCTACCTTCAATTTGGTTGAGAAGGCGGTGGCAGCTGCCAAGCTGATTACTGACAATGGGATCAGCGTCGGTGCGAAAGGCATCGAGATAAAGCAGTACGCCAGTAAGATAGTTCGCGTGGTTGCAAATATGATTCCAATTGGCAGCGGGGCGGCCTCCGGCACTTTCCGAGCCGTCTTGCACCGCGCCGCTGACTCTTTGGAAGCGTTCCCCTCCATGTATTCTATCCCTGGTGACTACTACTCGGTCTCTGCCGGCACTGCTGGATTGACGTACCCGCTTTTCGGTAGAAATGCAGTCGCATACACTGAGGCTACCGGAATCAACGAGACGGTGATCCAATATTCCTATATCTACAATAGCTTGCCCTACCCGGTCTATTTAGACTGGCAGTACACCTGGGGGGCTACTGCAGGCAGTGCTGGATCGGTGACTGGGTGCTACATCAACATGGTGGATGTTGATGAGATCTCGGGAACCGCTCTGGTTGAGCACGCCACCCTCGTCCCTGCGACTGGGACGTCCACTCAGACTATCGAGCTTGTGTGGTCTACGCCAGAACCAATGGCATGCCTCCCAAAATTCCCGCCAGGTGAAGACCCTTCTGGTTTCACCGTGGTAACGGCACCGGCCCGCACAGCCGGACCTACTGTTCTAGTGCCGCCCCCAAGTGCGAGGGGGTCGTCCCTCATCTCGCGTTTAGTGGGATGAAGGAGAACGCCCATAGTGGTGCAGGGGCAAGTGCCCTGGCACTAGAGCAGCACCCTGGCTTCTGAGGAAGCCACCAGCAAGGGTGGTAATTGGAGCCCGGCTACCGTCTTGAGGCAGTACAGGCATGAGTGCGGTGGTGTGCGGCGCGCGAGCAAGTGCGTTGCGCGTACCTATCCACCTCCTGGTCTCGAAACCTCCGGCAGTCCGTGCTGTTCCGACGTATGGCACGCGGTTAATGTCTTGCCCGTTCTCAAAG